GATATATCCCTTAAAAAAGCCCCGCTGGCTCCGCAACAACATCCCAGCTAAAGATCAGTACCTCTTTGGCGTCTGAGCCTTTGCCGCCGCCGACGGTGTAGCGGATGTCGGTGGTTTCGATGTGGTAGTCCGCGAAGATCCGGCGGATGTCTGGGTGGTCGTTGAGGCTGATGATGGCCTTGCCCTTGAGCTTGGCCAACATGCACGCCATTTCCTCGTACTGCTCTATGCCAAAGGGTACCCCATACCCCTCCGTTTGCCAGTAGGGCGGGTCCATATAAAAGAGGGTATGTGGGCGGTCATAGCGCTCAATGCAGTCCTGCCAGCTTAGGTGCTCTATAAAGGTGCTTGATAGGCGCAAGTGAGCCGCTGATAGCGTCTCCTCTAAGCGCAGCAGGTTCAAGCCTGGTGGTGTGGTGGTTGCAGTACCAAACGTTTGGCCTTCAATGCGGGCACCAAAGGCATTCTGCTGGAGGTAATAGAAGCGGGCGGCCCGCTGTATATCAGTGAGCGTTTCAGGGCGCGTCATCTTGAGCCACTCAAACACCTGGCGGCTGGAGAGCGCCCACTTAAACTGCCTAACGAACTCTTCTAAATGGTTCTGGACAACACGGTAGAGGTTCACTAGGTCGCCGTTAACATCATTAAGCACCTCAACTTCTGCGGGCGATGGTCGCAGAAAGAACAGCGCGGCCCCTCCTGCGAAGGGCTCTACGTAGCACTGGTGCGGCGGCATCAGCGGGAATATGCGGTCAGCTAGGCGGCGCTTGCCGCCCATCCAGGGAATGATTGGGTTAGCCACGAGGCATCTCCTTTGGTGGTTTGGAGCTCGTGGCTCTCTGCTGGTTCAAGTGCCTGCAACGCGGACACTTTATTTCTATAAACTGGTAGTCGCTGACGTTGGCCAGCTTGCGATTGCACTGTGTACAACGGATTTCGATTAACACCATGTCAAGCCTTCTAACGTTCTAACGTTTGGCTTAGACTGCCGGTGCCTCGCGAGGCAGGGGAGTCTTGGCCGACTTGCAGGTGTGCTCTGCTGGTTGGTGGCCACCTCCGGTGTTCCCGCACCTTAGGTGGTCACTCCTTTCTAATACGCCACTAGAATAATGTTCCTAATAGCCCCACCGTCTGACGTATACGCATAAACGTTTTCCACCAACCGGGGAGTATCGATATTCGCATCCGTCACGAATAGCGAGGGTGAGCCTCGGTTGTTGAAGCGCGAGTAAAACGACTCTCCAGTGTTCGGTAATCGCCAATAGCCCGACGTGCCCGGCGTGTTGCCTATGTTGAGAATCAGGCTATTACGTGCCTGCACATCCACATCGACCGGTGATTGAACTGGCAGTAAGCTGACCAGCTTGATAGACGACCACCCTGGATTGCGGTAGCAAAACGTTAACACGCGCACGTAGCGGGAATACGGTTGTTCCCACACCGGTGGGGCCATGCCTGCTTTGTAAATCGTGGCGGCGACCCAATCCACCGTGCCCGCACTAAACAATGTCCAGCCGGGGGTGATCATCGCCAAATCTTTAACGTCGCCGTCATAAGCCCGGCCCGATATAACCGCAACCAACAGATCCCCCGGTTGAACGTTGCTCGGGAACTCGCCTTGCACGTTCAGCGCTGAGCTGAATTCGTATCCATTGCCCACGTACTCCCACGGGGTTTCCAGTCCTTGGCTGCCTCCCAGCATCATTGCCTCAATCATACCTTTGACCTCACCGAGAGTTCCCATTCGTCGCCATCCCACCAGCCCACAATAGTGGTTTTAGTGGCCCCTAGTAGCGGCTCCACCCCTTCTACCCACGCGCCTTGCCACTGCGATGGCCACAGGGGTTGCACGTTACCGAACAGCTTGACCACCACCACCATTGCCCGATTTTCGCCGGGGTGATTGGCGATCGTTAGGGTACGCTGCTGCGTCGCGTCGATACGAAATACTTGCCGCGACCCTAAGTCGAAACCGGTATTGCCCATTTGCCACGCAACATCATATCTAGCCAGGGATGCTCGCTTATACCCGCCTGCTAATTGCTCTGAAAAATCCGTCTCAAAGTTGCGCACGACTAGCGCGTCGCCATTTTCATTGACGCTCACATAGTCCATTGCATTTTCTAGCGCGCCCGGCTGTAGCTCGGTCACTCCCACCGTGCCCACGGCAATTTGCTGTGCCTGATCGCGGGCGGCCTCGGCTTCCTGCCGGGCGGTTTGTGCGGCTTGACGTTCCTGCACAACGTTTTGATACACGCCGTTCATTGATTGCAGGGTCTGATTAGCGCTGTCTAGCGTCTGTTGCTGCTCGTTTTCGAGCTGCTGGGCGAACGCACCAAACTGGCCAAAGTAGCTCACCAGCATTGCGTTTTGGGCGTTCTGCTTGTCGATGGCTTCGTCATCGTCGCCAAGCGCGAAATTTGTTGCTGCAAAATTAGGGACGGCGGGCGCGGTGGCCATGGTTACACCTCGATAATGACTATTTTGGATTGCCAGTTTCTGGGCAGGTTATGGGTGTGCTTCCAGTTGTTTTCTCGACGCCCCAGGAAAGCGTACTCCGCTTCATCAAAGCCGCCAGCCTCGGGAAAAACGCTCACGTAAATATCGGTACGCTTACCGGCCCGCCGAAATGCCCTGGTCAAATTTTGGCGATCCGTGTCGATCAGGTGATTTAAATCAAACTCCAGCCGCCGGGCTTCGCCATCGCCGATCGTATAAAGCGAAAGCCCCTCAGTGCGCCGATGCTCGCTAAAATCCTCAGCCTCAAGACTCAGCCCAAAGCTAGGGTTAAATTTCGGTGAGATGACCGGCCCCATCACGATGCGGCCAATCTCGATATACCCATCCGGGTTATCCGCATCGGTAATCGTCCAGCGGTAGCCGGTGGCCAGCGTTGACGGAAACCAGAAGCGCGACTCTTTAACGGGCAGGTCATCGGTGGACGTAGCGCCCCACTTGTCGATACCGAACCGGAATTCCCCCAGCGGTATTACGCCGGATACCGACCTGAGCCCTGAATCCCACGCCGTGGCCGTGCCGTTCAATATCTCCAGCCGCACCCGAGACCCTGCAGAGAGGTTGTGCCGGTACAAAATGCCGCCGGATAACAGCGTCGGGGCGGCCAGCGTGGCGTCAATGACCTGCTGGCCCGTGCCCTCTGAGCGCCAGGGCTTCACGCGCTTGGATTGCTGGGTATAGGCGATGGGCAGCGCGTTAGTGGTCGCGGACAACAGGGCGCCATCGTGGGCGTTGTTGACGATCATGCGTAGGTTGTTAGCCATCCATTACCCTCCTGCCATCGCGCCGAAACGTTCGGGGGGCGTAATCACTATTTCGCCCATGTCTGGGTCAGTAATGGTGTACGGCTCATGGGGATACACACGGTCATAAATGGCCTTGGCGTCGGGGTCCGCGAACAGCGCGGCATAGACCGCATCGGTCGTGCCCGGCCCTGTAAACGGCGCCTCAGCGAGCACACGCACCCCGGCCATGCCGCGCCACTGGGCGGCTTGTGCGTCTTTCAAACGGGCATAGACCATCAGCTCAATGCCCGTCATGACAGCAGGGGTTCGCGCAAAACCGGTCACCACCGGCGGTTGCATTAGTGCGCCGGTTTCATCGCGCTCTAGCATCTCGGGGTGGTGAGTATTGAGGTGGCCAACCAACACGGGGAAATCAGCGACGTATAAAATGGCATCAAGCACTGGTCAGCTCCTGTAGTTTTTCAGGGAGGGTGGTAGGGATAAAGAGCAAAGACCGCAGGTGACCGCTTACATCCTCCAAAATCAGTAAATTAGTTAGTGTTGTTGGCACAGTTCCGCTATCGTAGATAGCAGCCGAGCCATTAGCGGAGAAATAAACACCACTTTCGTCCCAGGAAAAAGCGGCGCTATTAACACCCTCGACATACGCACGTTGCTGAGAATCGATTGTGGTAACGCCGTTGTTACGCACCAACACGTCAAATTGGGAAACGCTATTGATGTAACGCAAGTCAATAGCTGCGGCTACGCCGTCAAAAAGCCTCAGAACATTTAATGATCCTGAATCCAGTCCCGGCGGGGTGATGTCAAAATCAAGCCAAACGGTCCCTCTGCTTTGCCTATACTCATCACCCAGCAAGCGGCCCAAGTTGTCAGCCGCGCGTGTCATTGCGGTGCTGTTAGTTGGTATATACGACGTTGGCTCAGTCCCTTCTTCAAACTGCTGCCCCCACACATAAACGCCTGAAGTACCGTCTCCTGTGTATTGATTATTTCCCAACTGAAAGTTTTTACAAATACGAGTCTGCGCCACTGCACTACTGAGTGTGTTGAGCGCTGTAATCACGGCATAGCAGCGGTAGTAACCATTGCCTAGATCGATCATGTCCGCTTTGTCTATGCCCGATTCCGCTAGACACTCACCCGTAAGTAAATTAAAAACAGCCGTTTGCTGTACGCCAGTGATTTGAGACGTAAAGTGGAACTGCAAATGCCGTCCTGAATTATCAGCTTTTGCATACGCTGAGCGTGCATAGCTGCGACCCGCAACTACGCCGAAACTGGATGGCTGGTCTACAAAAGGAATTGAGTTCGTTATGGGCTCTACGATTTTGTCTGCGGTCATCTGGCCATTAGGAGCTGCAATAGCGTTAGCCTCAATCGTTGCCCCGTTTCCTTTTACCCATGCTGAATTACTAAGATCCTCAGAAAAACGCGTTCTGTTTTCTGATGCCGTCTCTCTTAATATCCCCAGCGGCTCCCCCGTTACCGGGTCAAAATCAAAAGCAGGTTGATCAACCTCGACTTCAACCAGGGTACCCGACGCATCACACACCCATTTGGGGCTTTCCCGCGTAAAGTCGGGGAACAGCTCAGCGAACGACAACGTTCGGTTCAGCCCTTCCAGATCCCCCAGCGCGAACGCTTGACGCAGGAAATCAAAGTGCATGGATTGGCCGTGGTCGCCAATCGCTGCCAGCGACCGGGCCAGCCGCGTTTGCTGTGCGTTGAGCTCTGCTAACCGCGTGGGAAAATCCACTGACGCCGCGCTGGCGGCGGCCTCCTGTGCGGATTGATTAGCATCGGCGGCGCTGTCAGCGGCGGACTGTACCTTACCGTCCGCCACCTGGTTAGCCTGACTCAGCTGCTCAACGTAGGGCTGTGCCAGCTCCGTGACTTTGTTTTGAAACGTGCTTTGCCAGTAAAGCAAAGGACGCAGGGTGCCACCGCGCACGGGAATGAACGTGTTCGCGGCCCCTTGAGCGAACTGCTCGACGATGGTGGCGTTATCCGTCAGCGTCTGCGTTGACTGACTGATCTCTTGCGGGATAGTGGGCATCGTTAGGTCTCTTCAAACAGTGCGGGGAGCGTGTCTTGTACGGCAATGTCGAGGGCATCGACCGCCGCCGTGAAATCCCCCGGCACCCACGGGGCCGGGAACCAAACTTGTAGGGTGGTGGTGGTTCGAGTGGGCGACCGGCTGACGGAGATAACCCGCCCGATCAGCCCAGAGGTACGCGGGTGCTCAATCTCCACGCTTTGCCCGAGCGCCACCGGCGGCAGAAACGCATCCAGTTCCCACACATCGGCGCGCACACAGCGCAGCGTTAGCAACCGGTCACGCTCGGTGGCGGCGTCCGCTTCGTCTTGAATGCAGCTGTCACGGGTCACCGCTTCGGCTTGGGGGTGGTCGTCAACGGGTTGTGTGGCCACCGATGACGACCACTCGCGTTGTAATCGCGCCGCTGCCGTGGGCGTGTCGGTTTCGACAATCGCCGCCAGGGTGCGTACCGGCGCATAGTTGCGGCCCCAATGCAGCGTTAGCTGCCGCCAGGGCTGTTGGGTGTCCACCATCGCGATGCGGTCGTACTCAATGTCGTCAACATCAATGACCACCTCCGGCGTGGCGGGAATCACATGCTGACGCACCACCAGCGCGCCTAGCGCATTGAGGTACCAATACGCCCCCAGCCCTTCACATAGGTCATCGAGCACCTGCCGCCCGGTCACTTCGCTGGAGTAATACAGCCCGGCGCTATAAGCGGGTAATGAGATCTCGCCCACAGCGATGCCGTAGTAACCCGCCACCCACTCAGCGATTAACGTGGGCGTGTTGTGGGCTTCGGCAATATCGACCGTGAGGTCTAGCGACGCCGGGGCATCCAGCACAAACCGGCCCTCAGCGGGGTGATTCGTCACGTTGAGCGTGGTTGACCCACCTTCCTTGGGCGTGAGTGATACGCACGGCAGAAACGACGCTTTGTATTCGTACTGCGTGCCGTCACTGGTGCGGAACGCCGGGGCGTTGTACACCGTGCCCAGTACCAACGGCACAGGCCCGGCATCATCGGGAAGCCGCCCGGTATCGATCGGTTCATCAAACAGCGCGGATTGATCCACCATATCGAACGAGAGTTCACCGCGCCGGTCGGTATTGATCCCGGCGTTAATGCCCTGAGCGTGCAAGCGAAAATCCGCCAGCGGCCAGCCAGGGCCACCCAGGTAAAGCCGTATCGCGCGGCCTTCCCAGGCCCGCGTTGACCAATGCGTGATCTCGCCATCGTTGATCAGTTGGATCTCGCCAAACTCAATCTCACCGTCAATACGCTCGGTGATGTCGATGGTCTCGGCAATCAGGTCGTCATAGATCCGATTCGGCGGGTCATCGGTGGGTTTGGAGATATACGGGCGGTTAGCGAGGTATTCGGTACCGCCAGCGTAGTCCAGCTCACACAGCACCACGCGAGGTGCGGCCAGATCGCTCAGCCAGTCGTTGTAGTCCGCGTCCGTCATACCGTCTTCACTCCTTTTTTCGCACGGCCACGGGCGCGCTCTTGCTCGCGTAACTGAGCCTGACGCTGACGCGCTGCACGCTCCGCATCATCGGCACGTTCGCCGCGAAGCTGTGATAGCTCTGCGGTTAACGCGTCGATTTTGCGTAGTAGAGGTTCCAGGTTGATAGCAGGAGCGGCAGTGGCTTGATTGCTGCCCATGTTTGAAAACGGCATGGGCGGCAGGTTGGGCATGGGCAGCGCTCTCGGCGCGGTCATTCGCTGCTGTTGCCGCCAGGCAGCAGCCGCTTGGGCGTTGAGTACCGTTTCGCCTTCGTGTAGCACGGCGCGATAGTCATCGAACGGCACACGGTCTAAGCCATCCCGGTGGTAACCATCCGCCGCCTGCGCTGCCATCTCTTCGCGGATACGCTCGATTGAGGTACCGCTATCTAAACGGCTTTGCCAATACGCGTTGCCTGAGTCGTCGGGGTCTCGTCCTAGAATGTCGCGGTAGGCGTTGGCAATGTCACCGGATGCACCGGAAAGCAATGGGTCGCCTTCAGCATCGAAACCGCCAGGGATGTAGGTGTTACCGTTGGGAGTAGTCCGTTCTCCTAATATGCCTGATAGCGCGCTAGCGAGGTGGCTCGGCAACGCTTCCAGCAGACCACTTAGCGTGCCCAACTCTTCGTTGGCTTGTATCTGCTCGCTCAGCGTACGCGTGAGTGTATCCCGTGCGCGCTGCTGTTCACGTAGAAGCTGTCGATCGATGCTCTCGATACTGCCCAGCGTGGCGAGGGAATCGCCGTACTGGTCTTCCAGCGAACGTACCGACGCGGTGACTTCGTTAAAAATCATCGCGTACTGGCTAGACGATTGCCCGTACACCGCCGCCGCTGCATCCAGGTACGCGGTAGACGCGCCCTGCAGCTGGCCAGCAGCTTGGGTGTCGCCTGCCTGGGCTCTGATCTCTAACTGGGCATACTGCCGCTGGGCTTCGTTGAGGCGCTCCATCGGATCGAGAATCGACTGATTGGAGAGCATCAACGAATCAATCAAGCCGCTTAACTGATCGACAGCGCGCATCTCATCTTGCAGTTGAGCTTTCCGGCGTTGTGCCAAATCCTGTGCAAGAGAAACGCTAGTGTTGTAATCGCTGATCGCGCCGTCGATCCCGACGATGGAGCTGTAACTCAGCGCGGCTGCGTTTTGGCTCGCCGCTGCCTGCTGGCTGGCTGCGGTCATCTGGGCAAATGAGCTGCTCAGGCCCATCAATGACAGTTGCGCATCACGGCCTGACGCGGTTGTGACATCCAGCGACTCGACCAGTGAGCGAAACTCAGCGCGAGAGCCTGGCAGCTCCATGTTCAGCGCGGCGAACTGTTCGGTGAGCTGCTCTTGCAGGCGCGCCTGGCGTTCTTCCTCGGTAAAGAAGTTCTGGTAATAGCTTGAGTAAAGGCCTTGAAGGTTCTCTAACCCACCGGCAGCGTCAACCAGCGCATTGGTTACATCAACTGCGCCGATTGCCAGGCTATCGAACGTGGGGGAGATCAGCTCCAACTGACCCCGCAGGGTTTGCCACTGCTGGATCTGAATAGAGAGCGACTGGGTTAGCTCGCCAACCGCCACGTCACTATTTGCTAGCCGCGCCTCAACGTGGGTCAGTACGTTATCCGGCACGCTCTCTAGCGCCGCTTCCAATGCTGCAATGTTTAAGGCGGATTCGTAACGCTTAGCGGCGTCGTCGCCTTGGTAGTCGTTGCGCATACGGTCGTAGAGGTCGCCCTGCATACCCGATGCGTTAAGCAGCACGTCAAGCCGATCGGCTAGCAGATCCGCATTCGACAAGCCTGAATAGGTAAACGCATCAAGCGCCGCGCTGGCAGCCGCAATCTGCCCATCGGTCATGTATTTTGCGAGTGCGTTATCGGCAGCTTGTAAGCCGGAGGCAAACTCATCTAGGGCAGCACGGCCATCCTCGCCTAAGCGCTGTTGCTCGAATCCGAACGATCCAAACGCTGACTCACGACCACCAAAGTCATATGCTGAAGGAGCGCGACCGTCTTGCTGGTATCTGAACTCGGGCTGGGTATTACCGGAGCCAAACGCAGAATCCAGGAATCCTCCCAGCGCGCCACCAATAGCCGCACCCAAGCCCGGAATTGGAATCAGCGCCTGGCCGATCGCAGCACCACCCATGGCACCGTAGTTAGAGTTGGCCGTTTTACCAAATACGGAGCTACCGAGTTCGGTACCCACATAACCACCGGCGATACCGCCGCCGATGCCGAGTGCCGCATTACCAAAACCGCTGTTGGCGAAGGAGTTAAAGCCCGCCCGTAGGCCGCCTTCGGTTTGCACGGCTAGCTCGGCACCAAAGGTGCCTGCATAGGTGGAGCCGGTACCCTGAAACGCCCGATACGCGTTGCCCAAGGTTTGGCCAGCACCACCAAAGCTCATGGGGTTTATGCCAAAGCTGCCGCTAGAGCCCATGTTGGCCTGTTGTCCACCACCACCCAATCCCATGCTCGTAGCAAGCTGCACGGTAATCGGGCGAGTAATAGCCATGTGAGCCATTTCGGCTAGCGTCTGGCTCAATACCCGCTTCATAATCTCGCTAGCGTTCAGGCTGCCGTCGATCGCGCCTTGCCATAGGTCGGCAAAGCCGTCATCTAAGCGGCGCAGGCCGTTGGTGCGCAGCTCTTCCATTGCGCCTTCCATGGTATAGAGGGCGTTGGTAGTGCTGGTGGCCAGGTCGTCGGCGTCGTTTTGGGCCTCGATGTACGCGGTTTGCAGCGCGCCGATCATGTAGAGGTATTCGCTGGCCGTGATGCGGCCCATGGCGAAGGCTAGGTTCAGCGTATTTTGATCCTGAGCGAGTTGCACCGTCTCACGTCGGTGAGGCACCAGGCGGTTGCGCAGGGCTTCGATAGCGTCGGCTTGCTCGCTGGCTGCTTTCGCCATTTCTTTGGCTTTTGCCGCAGCGGTTTCGCTAGCGTCGCCAATTTCAGTAACCGTGGGGGTGACTTCGCGATTGCGTTCACCCAACTGACCAATTCGGCTTTCTACTAGCGCAATAGCCGCTTCAAGGTTGGCGGCTTCTTGCTGAGTAGCGTTGCTGGTTTCGCCCAGTTCACGAACGGCATTGGTCTGTGCCGTTACGTCAACGCCTAAGAAACCACCGCCGCCATCGCCTTCGATCTGGCCGACCTTGGTAAAGGCTTCAGCCGTGACTTCAGCCTGGGCGCGTACTTCCGCAAGCTGGCCCACCAGAGATGTCAGTGTGAGCTGAGCAGCGGCCTGGCTCATGTCGTCAAGCCCATTGGTCAGCTTGTTGACCGCCGTAGTGTTGGCGTCGACTTGGGGAACCGTCAGCCCCAACTCATCACGGAACAGATAAAGCAGACCTGCACCTCCGACCAACAGCCCCAGTGGGCCACCAACAAGTGCCAAAGCACCGCTTAATCCGCGCGCTGCAACGCTGGCCCTGGCCGTAGCAGCTGTGGCGGTATTCATCGCTGCTGTGTGCGCGCCTGCTGCGGTTGCGGCCCGTGTTCGAGCCACGCTTAGCTGTTGCAGTGCAAAGGTATGGGCAGCGGTGCCTTGAGTAGCCTGTGCTTCTAGTCGCGCAGTACTGAGAAGGGCGAGAGCGGTCTGCTTTTCTGCGGCGGTTCGGCGAGTGTTGGCAACTGCTGCGGCTGCCTCTGCTCTTAGGTCTGCTTGTGTGGCGAGTGTCTTTGCAACCATGGCAGTAGTAGCTGTCGTAAGGGCGACAGCAACGCGTCCACCCACTAGCACTGCTAGGATTTCAGCACCGGACGCTAACGTATCGATGTTGTCGGTCAGAAACTGCACAGTGCTACTGGCGTTAGCGAGAGTGGCTTCGAAAACTCCCGTAGCACCAGCATCACCAATGGCCAGGTAGAACTGGTAGATTGTATCTTCTAGGTTAGATGCCTTACCGCTAAGGGTGTCCATTTGATCGGCCATGGCACCAGCAAACTGCAGCTCACCAATCTCTTGTAAATACTGGCTAATAGCGGAGGCACTATTTGCCACGGTGGTGGTAACACCCTGGAAGGTGAATGACACTTGCTCACCTTCTTTGCTGGCTCTGATTCCGAACTCTTTAAGACGCTCAAACTCTCCAGTAGTAGCGTCAGCAACAGCTTCCACCATCTGCATCATGTCTTTGCCCATGGCAGCGGCGGTGTTGCCGTAGGATCGTAGTGCTTCTTGGCTAGGTTTTAGACCTAACGATTGCATACGGATGAATGCCTGAACCGATTGATCAAGCGTGAAAGGTGTTTCTGCTGCAAAGCCTAATAGCGTATTCCAAGCTGCTGAGGCGTTGGCTATTGAGCCGGTAACCGTTTTGAGTGACGCCTGAAGCTGTTGAGAGCTGCTCACAGCCTGATAAGTGTCGTTGGCAAAGCTAGACACGCCCATCGCTGTTAATGCCGCCCCAACGCCTATCGCCACAGTGCGAAGTTGGTTCAGATGGCCAGAAACTGTCTGTGCCTGTTGGCCAGTGCCTTCTAACGCACGCTCAGCCCTAGCGCTTTCCCGCTCGGTGGTACCGCCAAACTCACGCACTTCACCCTGCGCATTGCGCAAGGTGCGGGTGAGCTGACGACCATCGCCGGTCAGGGTGACGCTAAGCGTTAGATTGTTCGCCACGGTGTGTCCTTCTAACGTTTAGTTGCGGGGTTGGTTCATGACGCTGAGCGCGCCGCGCTCGATAAGCTGCACTTGATCCAGCCGCTCAAGTTGTTGCTCTGGGGGAAGTTGGTAGAGGTTGATAACGCTGATCACCGCTTGCACATCCAGCCCAACAGCACCACCCATGCCAGCGAAACGCCATTGGCGGCAACAACGCTGAAATGTCTCGACGGCTTGCCAGTTCTCTGGCAACACTTCAAAGACATCTGGCTCGGCATCGAACGCCTCTGCCTCTTCGGCTAGCTCGCCGCCCAGGGTGATGCCCAGGGCGGCGAGGTCGTCCTTGACCAAGTTGGGCTTGCCGTTACTGGCTTCTGCCCAGTGCTTGCCTGCGTCGATCAGATTCGCGGACGGTTCTTTTTTGAGACGCTCTCTTGGTAAGCCGTGATCAGAGCGGTGCTCGCGGCAGGGTCATTTTTCACCGCGTGCAGCAGCTGTTCACCCTGTAGTGGTTGGCCATCTTCGCCCGCCACTTCCAGACCGCTCACGCCGAGCAGCACATGATCGAGCAGCAGCGAGTCGGCGGGCATTTCACGCAGCTTGTCCTGCGGCAGTGCTTTGAACTTGGCCGTGAATTTGCCGGTGTGCTCTTTGCCTTCGTCGTCGTAAATGGTGAGTGAGACGGGGTAGGTGTATGAGCGGTTGGTGTTGAGTTTGAACACGGTATGACTCCTGATTAACTGCGGTTTAACCGCCGCTGTCGCAGCGGTGCATGTGTCGTAAAAGGGTTTATTTGGTGACGATGGTCACTTCGTCGTTACCGTCGACCGGCTCGGGGCGGTAGTTCATTGTCAGCATCTGAGTGCCGTCTTGATCGGAGTACGTGGGCGATTCGATACCCACTTTCGGCATGCTGATTTCGATGATCTTGCCTGCGGTCTTGCCGTGCGTGAGCGCGAGCGCACCAGTCTCAGCGTTTTGTGAGACCTCGAAGTAGTTCTTAACCCCTACGCCAGGGTCTTCAATGATCAGCTGGCCAGACGGTGCGCGCCCGGTGATCTGAATGTCGTTGGAGCCGACGATCTTCTTGTGAACCACCTCGCCACTCATATCCAGCGAAAACTGGTTGAAGGGTACGGTGGCCCCCATAAAGGTAAGCGGCTCAGTGTTCAGGGTGTTGACCGCCAAGGCAGCGTTCCACTGGCTGAGCGTGACGGCAGGGAGCTGTTCTGAGGTGACGGGGCTCAACAAGCCTCGCAGCGTGAAACGAACAACAGGGATACTCTCCGCGTTGACCGTGAAGGCCGCCGTGCCATGTACCCCACGGCCTTTGTGAAGGTTGCCATCGACATGGGCGAAGAACACGCCGCTGTCTTCGTTCTCCGACACGGGTGCGTAGGTCACGCTTTCGCTGCCAACGGTGTTATTGATGACTTCCGAAAAGCCGCAGCAGCGCAGCATCTTGCCCCACGGCGGAGCCGTGCCAGCGGTGCCGCTAGTGCATAGCTCGACTTCCACCTGCACCTCTACGTGCTTTTCACCAGCGGCACGCGGGCTATTGCCGTAATACGGGCGCACAAAGATACGTTCGATGTCGTTACCGCTGAGCGGGGTCACGCTGATCTCGCGGGTTAACACGGCATCGGTGGCACCTTCAGGCGTGGTCGTGCCGTCGTTGTAGTCCGACTCTAGGGCGAACAGCATCGCCCGGCGGTTCGTTTTCATGGTCACGGTGAAGTCTCCTCAAGTGGCCAAAAGTATTCGGCGGTTAGCACGTCGGCCCAGAAAAGGGCGTGGCTTTGTAGGGCCAACAGCTGGCCGCGTTGCCATTTCACGGGGATGTCGCAACCAGGCGGCATCCAGTTAATCAACTGAGTGAGGGCTGGCCTGCGCAGCCGTGTCAGTTCGTCGTCACCTACGGTAGCCACTGGCCCTAGCGGTTGGTTACGGCGGCGAATACCCGTGACCAGCAACACCTCGGTTTTCACGCGGTGCCGTGCCTGGTTGCTCATGGGGCCGTGGCTGACGGTTTCGCGCCCTAGCACCAGCATCATGTTGGGTAGCTGCGTGTTGCTCTTGGCGGCTTCTACATCTGCTGCAAGCTGCACGGTGGGAATGCCCTCTAGAGCGTTAAGGCGGTCAAGCCACGGCGTAAGCGAGAGCATTACTTGGCCTCTTTGCCTGGTTCGTCAGCGGCGGCTGGCTTGGCAGGCGGAGCGGCTAGCTCCATCACTAGGGCCGGGTCGTCGCTGATCGACTTGTAGGCGCTGCCTTTGTCGTCCAACGTCAGGTACTTCCATTCGTTGGTGAAAATCGTGCCGCTGTTGGTGCGCTTGACCCCGGTGGCTTTGGTTTTCACCCGCACCTGGACGTCTTTGCGCGGCACTGGCGGGGCTTTCTTCTCAGCGCTTTCGGGCGCTGCTTTGGTGGTCTGTTTGGCACTCATGGCCATCTCCTTAAAAACCGCCGCCGGAAAACACTCGACGACTTGAGTTCATCTGCACGCTGCCTGCACTGCTACTGGCGGGGCCGGTCGAGATGCCCAGCTTCACTTCGCCGCGTGACACGCTACGCAGGAACTTCACGGCGTCGTCGTAGCGTTTCTGCACCTGGTCGGTGGCGTGTTCGTCATAGAGCCGGTAACGGGCGATGTCGCAGGCGTTGGCAATCACGATGCGTGGCACGGGCGAGAGCGGTACCGGGTAGCCTGCTGCACTGACGTAGCCGTCGATCTCACCAGAGGCATCTTCGCAAGCGCGTTCCACCACGGCGGTATCAATGGCCATGCCGCTTTCATCGCGGGCGATGGCGAGCAGCTCGGACTCGCCAAAGCGCTCGATGAGATCCGCTTGCGTGCAGTACGGCATGGGTTAGGCCTCCGGCTCGCTGGTCGCTTCAGCCAGCGGGAAGGTGCAGTCTTCCACTTCCAGGGCCGGGTCATCGCGGAGCTGCTGGAGCTGCTCTTCGCTGAGCAGCTCCAGGGCGATGCCCGTGCCTTCACGGTTGAAGCGGTAGCCAGCGCGACGGCGGCTTTTGATGCGGCGCTTGGTGCGCACAAAAACGCCTGGCATCTCTTCGATGGGCGGTAGCGCTGTGCCGGTGCCGTCACCCGTGATGGTGTTGCCCTGGGCTTCGATGGCCGCCGCTTCGCTCGCCTGAGCTTCCTGCTCATCGCTGGGCGCTACGGCGTCTGCTGCCGCTTCCGGTACCGGCTCGGCCTGCTCTTGAGTCTGGGCCTCGGTCGCGGCTGCTGCGGCTTTGTCTTGCTTGGTCTTGGCAGCGGCGCTTTGCTTACGTGTGGTCATGGGATGCTCTCCGTTGCGCAGTGCCCGCCGGGGCAGGCACTGCGATAGGCGGTTTAACGTGCCGTTAAGCGCTGGTTAACCAGGGGTTCAGCACCAGCGTTGAGGTGTTGGCCCATTTGTTGGTTTCACCACCGGCGGCCAGCTGGCTTTGCAGCACGGCACGGGCAGCCCCTTCCATGGAGTTGGGCACCATGGTGTGCGAGTGGCGCAGCGCCAGCGGGCGTTCGTAGTCGCCTTTCATCGCAGTTAGCGCTTGGCGTGCTGCCTCATAGTTCTCAGCAGTGAACGGCTGGCGAGAGCGCACGACGAGCTGCCAGAGGCCCGCACCGGCGTTCACACGAGCATCTACACCGAACACGAAGTTGTCGGTCATGAACACTTGCGTGTCGTTGAGATCGGTAATGGAGCGGAAGTTGTAATCACGGCGCTTCTGGAACACGATCGGCTTGATCACGCGAGTCAGATCCATGACATACCAAGCATCGCCTGTGCCGCCCATGTCGTTACTGACGGAGATCTCTTGGCCCGACTTATTCAGCACCGGGTGGTCGGCATCGAACAGCGGCTGGCCGTCGTAGCACTCGGGGTTTTGCTCCAGCACTTCCACGGCGAGTTCATTGGGGTGCTCACGACTGGAGCGGCCAAACTCTTGGAAGACCGGTGACCACAGGCCGTAGGTGTCGTCTTCCACAGCATCCCGTGAGACGCCTTCGGTCAGCTCGAACTTGCGGTTCTTGATGCTGAACCCGGCACCTTCGAGCGAGTGGATGACACGATCGCCCAGCCATTCGCGCATGCGCGGCAGGCTCTTGAGGAACGGGTACACTTCCACGGCAGTGGTGCTGGGCACGGTGGTACAGAACTGCTCGTAGAGCGCGCCCTGTTCGCCCATCGAGCTAAAGCCCTGCTGAAACGACGTGTTGTAGGCCTGGAACAGCACCTTCAAATTGGCTTGGGTAAGATTCATGTAGGCAGTCCTTATTACGCGCTAGCGGCCACGCCGTTAGTCGGGTCGATGTTGACCCACACGCCTGCGTCGTCGACGTCATCGACAATGCCAGCGGGGGAGCGGGTGGCGGTGCCGTCGGTTTTGGCGACGGTCTGGTTATCGACGATGTAGCAAACCTTGCCGATATCAGCGGCGGTGATCTCGTCGGTACTGGCCGAGTTTTCGAACCGGAAGTTGCCGCGCTTGACGCTCACGACCTGGTCGCCGTCGCCGCCACTGGTGTTGTCCTGGTAGTGCTCGAACACACCGGCAGCGGTCAGGCCGGTGGCGGTGGTGCCTGGCTCGGTAAAGCCAGTGGCATTGATGACGGCGATGGTGCCCGCGAAGCACTCGGTTGCCGCCGCGACCAGATGGCCACGAGACAGCCCTAAGCGGTGCGGGGTGTTTCGGTTTTGGGTTGCAGCGGTCACGGTGTGATCCTCTTGCGTGTGGAGAGTGGCCAGCTGTTACGCTGGGTTAGCGGCGCGGTACTGCTCGGGCGTTAGGCCCATCGCCTTGCACACCGCCAGCTCTGTTTCGTTGAGCTTGCCTTCGCCGGTCTCTTTGCCCTCCGGGGGCTTGCCCTGGGTCTGGGTGGTTTTCAGCGCGGCGATGCTGGGTGCGCCTTCAAGATGCGCCTTACAGGCGGCGAGGCCTTGTTCGCGCAACCAATCGGCTGTCGCCTCACCAGGGATGCGACCATCTTCCAGGCCCTGCTTGATGAGGGCGTCTAGCTCGGCGGTGTTGCTGTTGGCTTTCAGGGCGGCCAACTGCTGGGTGGTTTCTTGGTACACGGCCACGGGCACGAACTGCGTCATGTCTACCGGTGCGGCTGCACTGGAGGCCTTGAGCGCTGCTACGGCTTCTTCAGGTTTCGTGCCGTCTTTGGCACCAAGGGCTTTGCGGTAGGCGTCGGCATCGGCTTGGGCCGACTTCAGCGCGGCGATGGCGGTCTTGACCTGTTCGTCGGTCGCGTCTGTCGCTAGCCCTAGCTGGGCAATCAGTTGTTCGCGGTCCACGGTGTTCTCCTTTGGGGGTGTCGCTTCAGAGGCACCGCGCCCGGCTCGGGCAGCGGCGAGTTCGGTAATGGCGGTGTCGATTGCCGGGGTGTTGGTCAGGGCAACGTGCAGCAGGTCCAGCACAGCGCCGGTCTCGGCGTCGTACGGGAATACGGGGGATAGATAGCGGTAGCTGTCGGCGTCGATCGCCGCTTTCGCGGCAGCCGTCCACGCCACTTGGCCGTATAGGCCGTCGTCGCGCCACTCCAGCGAGCGCGGGTCAATCCACCCCGCCGCCGGTGCCGGTAAGCCGTTGCGTTCGGCCATGAGCGTTTGATGCTCGTAGTCGATGGGGATGTCGGTGGAGCGGGCGGCCGCCAGCGCGATGATGGCCTGGGCACCGGCGGCATCGAGTTGCCACGGGCCACTGCCACTCATGGCCCCACGGGGGGCATTGAATTGGCCGGACGGAATCAGGCGCGTTTTTTCGTCGGCTTGCGTAACACGCAGCGCCAAGGCCGCAATGGGTGCGGTGGCGCTGGCGGCGCAAGCGGCGATGGGATGAGGTGCTACGGTACGTGTTTTCATGCCCCCATGATCGAGGGCGGGGAAGGCTAGCGGGATTTAGCGTGGGTTAAAGAGTTTAGTTAGAATGATTTGGCCTGTTTTGATTTTTCTTCAAGGCTTCTTTTCTTTCCTTTTCTCTCTCGTTTTCAACATGGTTCTTGAGCATTGTTTCGTGCCGTTTTTTAAGCTCAGCAGGTAGGCGAAAGGATAGGGCTATGCCAATGCTCGCTAAAAAAAGCAGAGCATACTGAGCGAGCTTCTGTGCGTTTGAACACCACGTGCCCGAAACGCTAGCCGCAAAAACGGCCACTAACGTTAGGAGATAGACATAAAAGGTCATCTGGTGACGTAACAGTTCATCACTAATGGATTGAAGATAATAAGTTTTTTCTCTCCAATTTCTTCCACGAAGCGATTTGTCGTTTGCTACCACTGCCATTACTGCCAACAAAAAGCCCGATAGCATTGAAAAAACGCTAACAATGATGATTGATGCTCTGTCGCTTTCAGCGTACCAAGGCTGCAAGACATAGGCGGAGATACTTGCTAGTATTAGCAAGATCAGCAGCTTAAATACTTTCTTGTAGCTGATTGGACGTTGGTTAGGGTTCAAGTTTCCCATGCCTTGAGCTGTATTAGCTCTGTACGATATTCATCAAGATGTCGCCACATTTCAAAGTGATCCAAATCATTTCTAGCTTTCTTTCGATAGGTTGTGACAGTGCTGGAAAGTATGACGTCGCCTGATTTAATCTCGCTTCCACCACGAGTTTTAATTACAAGTTCAGAATCGTCAGGCACCTCATCTATCATGCTGTCGGCGACAGCATCAAGTGACTCGAGTACTATAGGTTCTGCTCTTGAGCCACCTTTAGGCGAAATGATGGTATGAACGTTGAAGTTACCCCAGTTCTCAGCAAGCGTCTCATGATCCTCTTCAGAAATTTCGTCCTGCAGCAAGGTCTGTACGCTTTTTTTCCATTCTCTTAGCTTCTGATTAATACCATCATTCTTAGGATCCATTTGCCTTGTTGCGGCATACATAGTACCTAATATTTTGAGTTCTTTTACACCTTCCTTTTCTAACGTTCTTCTTTTGTCTTGGTTGGAGACAGGTTCAAAGTCAAATGCTTGCTCTGATGGTGAGAAACCCGACTTGTCAAATAAAGACCTAAAGTAGCGGGAAACGGTCTTGTACCCACGCATTGTGCCATCGGTGCAAACCAACACCTGATCACCCTCAATTAAGACAAAGGCTTCTGCTAGTTTGAAAGCACGGTTTTCAGGGGGGTCTGTGGTAACGTCAGTATCATCCTTTGCGCGAGAGTTGGCTCCAAAGGTGCCTATTGCTTCCCCCGTAGCTCCTGCTGCTAGCGCAAGCTTTAATGATTGACCATTATCTTGCCAATCACTGTGACGCATCCGAACGCCCATATCTCCATGAGCTGGCAACGCCACCTTGGTATCAGCGACCTCAGGAAGCTTAGTCAGAGCGCCTCTAACTAGGTCTTCAAAGGACTGCTTAGGGTGCTGGCCACTGTTATAAACAGCTCGAACATAATGGATTTTTTTTATTGCGGTACGACGTGACATGAGCCCTTCCTGGATTTTTTTAGCGTGTACCTGCATCTTAACCATGATAAGCGAGTTCTTCATCCCGATTCTCAAAAATCTAACGCGGGTCTAACGCCCCTTGCGCAGAAAATCTGGGCCAGCGTAGCGGGGTGGGGCCTTGCGGTGCTTACAGGGCGTTTCTGGCGGTTCGGGGTTAGAGGCTGAAATGGTCGGCGAGGATGCCTAATACCTCGTCTTCGTCGTCATCGTTCAGGCCAATGAACTCCCGGCTGGGGATGTCGCCCCATAGGTGGGAGAACTCGGCTTTGGTGCCGCCGTAGTTCTGCATCGCGGCGTAGACCATCAGGCTACCCCATTCGACGCCTTCGCTGCTGGCGCTGTAGCTGAACTGCTTGGCGAGCTGCTTGCTTTCGCCTTCGAGTACACGGTCATGGCCTTTGCGCTTTTCGGTGGAAGAGGCGTTTGGTGCCCAGGGCGTGCCGTCCGGTGCTTCTTTATCCCTAAACCTTTGTTGAGTGCGGTTGACCATCTCCTCGCCAATCGACTTCATCGGTGCTGTGAGGTCGTCGCCTTTGCTGATCAGGTCGGTGATGGCGCGTTCGATGGCGTCGGTGTTGGCGTTGATGGTGATCACGGTTCTCTCCTATACTGTTTGTGTGGTGCAAAAGACCAATATTCGCCTGGTGTACCCTGCGTCAGCAGATGAGGTATCTGGGGATGGCGAACCAGCGTTGCACCACGTTCCTCCAGCTCAGTTCCTCTAGCGCACGCGCTCCATCTTCTGCCTGACTTCCCGCTCGGCCTTTTCATCGCTCACGATAAACAGCGTGAGGAAGTAGTTCTTCTTGCCATCGCTTGTTCGCTTTAGCGCGGCTCTGTAGAGGCGTTCACCCAGGCTCAAGTAGACCATGCGCCCTGGTTCGCCTTCGCGCTGGTACACCTCGCCTTCATCCAGTATCTGCTGGATGCGGCGGTAATCCTCTAGCCCCACTTCGGGGTGGCTGACCTTGTGCGCCGTTAGGCTCTCTTGAGAGAGCAGCACCACGGGGCTTTCTGCCCCTAGCACTTGGCGTTCTACCGGTGGTACCACCGCCACCGGATATTCGCCTCGCACTTCGCCATTCCAGAATCGATTGAACAGCGGCGCTTCGACCAGGTCGGCGACGTTCTGCCGGGCAATCGTGGCTTCTACACTATCCAGCCGGTTCAGGCGGGCCGTGATCGCACGCTCGGTGGCGGTTTGCCCTGGGGCGTAGTCCCACCCTGGCTGGATGCCGTTGGGTACGGTGACCACTTCGCCGGTGGTGTTATCGACATGTTCATAGGTGCCGTCATTCGGTGCTGAATCCGGGCCATCTTTACCCAGGCGGTGCAGGCCACGTTCGTTGAGTGTCTCGACACCGCAGTTGCAGCCAAAGCCGTTGGGTGGGTAGTGCGCTTGCCACCACGGGTCATCGGCCCTTAGCACCAGGTTATTCCAGCGCTGGTGCTGCTGGCGTGGGTTTTCGATGGTGTTGTGGATGTAGCGCCAGTAGGGGCGCAGGCGCACCACGTCCGGGTCGGTCATCTGTGCCCAGCGGCCAGCGGCGTAGCTGGTATCGAGGTTCGTCTTGTAGATAAGACGGGTACGCCATGCGCGGCCTGCTTTGCTGCCTTCGCCTGTCCAGCCCGTCCACCCTCGCTTTGCCACGATCTCTTCAAACTGCTTTCGGAACTCGCCGAGGCTTTGGCCGTTGCTGATCGCGTCGTCTACTGCACCGCGCAGGTCGGCGAGCAGATCCGCCTTGGTGGCACCGGCCACCACAAAGGCCGCGTCGTTCTGGTCGCGGGTGATTTGCCCGGAGCGGGTCGTTGGCAGGTTCAGCTTGTTCCTAAAGAAGCTTATTTGCTCCGGGAACGGGCGGTTGAACTGGGCGCTAATCGGCATCGCCGGTTTCCTCATCCTGCCCTTCAAGAACAGTGGCACGGCCTGCTAGGTTGGCCGCCTCAAACGCGGTGGCCATCACGTCTGCAAGCTCCGATTCGTCGAGGTCGTCAAACGCCGTGGCGATCATCTCTTGCAGCTGCTCGAAGCTGGTCGCCTGCTCTACCAACTGCTGCACCTGCGCCACCCAGCCATCAACGATTGGCTGCGCCTGGTCGTCGAGCCGGTCGAGGGTGGCATCGCGGTAGTAGCTCGGCTGACCCGGTTGCGTGGGCGCTTGGCGTAGGGCGGCTAACGGTGGCTTAGACACAGGTAGGCGTAGGGCCCCAAACGGGTTTGGCGCTGCCTTTGGCATCAGTACGTCTTCGCCTTCGGCAGCTTTGGGGATGCCGCTTTTCTCATGGAACCACCACATGGGCACTTTTACGCCCATGTCCACAATGGTCGGCAGGCTCTTGGAGAGGCGTTCGAGATCCTCGGTTTCGCCACAGTCGAGGTAGAAGCGTGGCGCACGCTGCGGCTTATCAATGCCGAAGTTGAGCGCGGCCATGGGCCAGAGAATCGCGTTGCGAATGCTGCCTGCGTACTGGCGGGCATCGGAGCGGATCAGGCTCATCTGGCCGCGTTCATGCACGTTGCCCAGCGCGTTGGTGTTGGTGCCTTCACCTGTGCCGCTGGTGAGCGTGCCGCCCAAGATGGCCTTGGCTTTGGCGCGCTCGCACCAGTCCATCATCGTTTTGAAAATATCCGACGATGCGCCTTTACCCGCCGCCTCCATGAACTCAATGCCCATGCCTTCGGGGATGATGCCAGCGGCGTTCTGCCCCAGCGTGACCACGGCGCGCAGCAGCGTGGCCTTCTCTCGCTCGGTGGCGTTGCGTGGGTACTTACCGATACGGGCCGGTAGGCCGTAGATTTCCAGCAACTGCGCCAAATCGCCAAGCGCGTAGTTTTGGAACAGGTAAGGCCATGCCAGCATTCTGTGCAGCCCCATGCGGGCGACGTAGCCGCTCTTGGCTCGGTGGCGGTGTTGCACCCAGCCCAGCGGCCATAGCTCCGCACCGGTGGCGCTGTTATCGCGCAGGGTGATGCAGTTCTGGTCGTCGGGGTGCAAGCGGAACCAAGAGTGCGGGCGAAGCGTGGGCTGCTCGATGTAGCGCAGTGCGCCGTCGCGTTGCCACGATAACTCCAGGTTGGCCCAGCCGTGGCCGATGCCGGTACCGAGATCTAGAATAAGGTCTTCGACTTCCAGCCCTGAGAACACTTCAATGGCGTGTTCGGTGGCGCGTTTCTCTTGGGCGCTGGCGTTATCCGGCGGCACGATCTGCCACTCACGCTCTGCGGCGAGCTGGCGGCGCTTGCCCAAGTCGGCACCGATCTGAGGGTCTTTCTCCTCCATGTCATCGAACAGTTCAGACTGCGCCTTCAGGTCGCCTTGCTCAGCCGCTTCCAGGATCTGGTATAGGCGCGCAGGCGTGAGGCCTTTCGTGGGGTGCTCGGCAAATTCGCGCTTGAGCTGCCCGATGCGGGCGTCGTTGGTTTGCTGCTCTTTCAGTGCAGGGCTATTCGCCTTGATCAAATTACGCCGATACTTCTTTGCTGGGCTTACCATGCGCCGCCTCCCGTATTTTTAAAACCAGTAAAGCCGCTGGGTTCAATGTCGTCTCTGTCGTTGTCCTGGCGGGCAGCACCCGGCAGGGGCGCGGGGGTGAATTCGATGGGTACCACGTCCATCAGGCTGGCGTAGTACGCCATGGCCAGCGCGATGGCCGCATCGCCGTGGCGGTCTTTACTGTCGCCGGTTTTGGCATCGGGCAGCTTGGGCACGCCCTTGATCACTTGCAGGGCGCGCAGGTCGTCGACCACTTGGCTGTCGCGGGGAATGCTGATCAGCTCGTCTTCGAACGCGGCTTTGAACGGCGGCATGTTGTTCAGGTACCAGCTTTGGGAAAGCATGATGACCTCCACAATGCTGCCGTAGCGCTCGGCGGCTTGCTCTGCCAGGTACTGGCCGTTGCCGCGACCGTCCAGCGCGCCGCCTTGCAGGCGCGGCAGGCGGTCCACGATGAAGAACAGCACTTGCTCTTGCTGCTTGAACGGCACGTTGCGCAGTTCGACCAGGAACGGTACCTGACGCACGAGTTGCTGGGTGATGGCCATGGGGGCAATCACGGTTAAGTCGCCGCTGCGGCCAAAGTCTTCACCAAAGCAGTGGGCTAAACGCGGGTCGAGTTTGTCGAGCAGCGGCAGCAAATGCTCTTGGCACCAGGCGTCTATTTCCAGCGCCCGGTAGTGTTCCGGTACCGCGTTGAACTCGGCGCTGCCTTCAAAGCGAATCACTGGCGCATCGACCATGCGCGCTTCGATCATAGCGCGGGAGAGGTAGGCACCGCCGCCTGATTTCGGTACGCAGTAGTACTCTTCCAGAGCGTCTTCCCGAGTAGCCGTCTCGCGCAACAATTTAGCCTTCCAGGCATCTTCCTTTTCCTGTGACCAAATCTTTCCACGCACTTGGCAAATACGCTTGTACAGGCCTTGCTCGCAGGCATCGTCTAACGTGATGCGATGTACCGAGTAACCTTTCTTGCCTGCACGGCTGTCTTGAATCAGCTCATTAAACAGGTTCTCGACGCCGTTGTGGGTGCTGATCAGGCGCACCTTTGCGCCCCACATGGTGAGGGCCAAGGCAGCCTTCAGCACTTCGGCCAGCTGATCGTGGAAAGCGGCTTCGTCAATCGTGACGTTACCCTGGCGGCCACGCATGTTGCTGGGGCGGGAGCTGAGCGCCTGGATCTTGAAGCCGCTGGAGAAGTGGATATTGAAGGTGAGGATGTCTTTATCCTCATCCTGGTACAGCTCTTCCTGGATGTGCGAGGCAGCGCGATTGAACGCTTTGGCCCACATGGCGCAGGCATCGATAAACTCGATGGCCATGTCTTTGTTGCTGCCCACATAGAAGTGGTTGGTGCCCCCCGCAGCTTTGGCGCTGCTGGCCGACAGCACGGCATCGGCGGCTTCGCCCCAGGTCAAGCCGGTACGGCGGCTTTTCTCGGCAATCTTGAGGTCCGAGTCGTCTTCGATCCACGCCTTTTGGTAGGGCAGCAGGACGGATTCGGGGAGTGCGCTCATTTGTTCAAGAACCCCCGAATGAAGGCTGCGATCACAATGGCCCAGCCGAGGCTATCGGCAGCATCGACTATGGCCTGTGCAATGGTGAGTTCATCCATTAGGCAATCCCCAGAATATCGCGCTTGATGGCGTCGATGGCTTCGCGGCTCATGCCTTGAGTCGCCATGCTGGTCTCGGCTTTTTCTGCTGCCTCTCTGGCCACTTCCACCCGCAGTTCCTTGGCCCATTTCTTCTGGCTGAGTGATACGCGCCCAATATCGGCCAGCGCTTTGGTCACGCTGCCGAGCTGCTTGGCGGCTTTGGCGGGGTCTTCTTCGGCCTTGCGCATGGCGATAGAGATACGCAGGAGCTGGTCTTGCACGATGCGGGCGGTGGCGTCGATCAGGTGGCCGCTTTCGTCTTCGCCATCGCTGGCCATGGCGCGGGCCAGCTCGGTGGTTTTACGCACGTCGCCCATGGCTTCTTCGAACTCCTCCTGGAGATCCTGGCCATAGCGGTGAACGCTGGACTTGGAAACGTTATAACCGCGCTCACCCAGCCACCCGGCTAACGCTTCGTAACCCTGAAAGCCACTACTCACCAATCGTTCGTTGAGCTGCTCGCGCACATCTTGTGGAAGGTCAAAGACCTTATTGCGTGGCGGCATGGGTTACGCTCCCGGTCGCGGCTTGGCGACGCCGGGTACGTTGGCGAGGCCTTCGGCACAGTCGGCACCGCGTGAGGTGAGGGTCACGATCCAGCCAGCGCGGGGCTGCTGGGCAATCACCAGGCCTTGCTCTTCCAGCCAAGCAATATCGCCGTGTAGCTTGTCGCGGCTGATGTGGTGGGCGTAGGCGCCTTTCAGCTCATCGTTCAGGCTGTATTCGTTGGTCGTGAACTGGCTGCGGCGCGACAGAATCCGCAGGATGCCCAGGCGGCGGCCTTCGGTTTCGAAGTCGGAAAAGTGTTGCCCGGTCATGAGCGGCCCCCTTGGTTCAGCAAGTAGTCGTTAATGCGGTTGACCTGTACTGACGTACTTTTTTGGTTAGCGCTGATCTCCGCCAGCAGTACGTTGGTACGCGCCATTTGCTCCTGTAGCTTTTCGATGTCCTCGTGATCGGGTAGGCGTTCCACTTTGTGCTCCAGGTTGACCACTTTTTTCTCAACGCCATCAATCCGCGTATGGGTTTCCTTGATGGCGGTTTGGCTGGCGCGGTGCTTGTTCAGCCAGTACACGTACGCGGCCATGACGCCCATAAAGAGGGCTTGCAGCACATCGAATAGCAGCTTGGCGGCTGCCCAGTTGATTAACTCCATGGTGTTCCCTTATTGGTTGGTTAGCCGCCAACGCGTTTCACAACGGCATCCATAAAGCCGCTCGGCTGTTGCCCTGCGGCCACTTGTTTGTCGCGGCTTCGGCAGGTGGCGTTAATCCCCAACATGGCAAGCGCCACGCCCCACATGGGGGTGAGTGCGGTAACGGCTTGGGCTACCACCCCCGCTTGCTCAGGCGTGGCCACAATCGACCAGGCAATGGCCACGCACTGGATAACCCAGGCAATCGCAGTGAGATAGCCAAAGGTAGGCCGCCAACGGCGCACATAGGCGTCGTTGCTCGCCGCTTCGGCACGCATGGTTTTGTTTACCTCGCTAAGGCGCACGCTTTCGGCTTCTAGCACCATGCGGGTGAGGGTTTGCTGGTGATCGTTTTCGAGCTGCTGGAGCTTGATGGCGGCGTCTGGGTCGCCGAGCGCCTGGGCGACGGCGTCGGGGGTGGCGTTTACGCCTAAGGCTTTTGCGGCAAGGGTGCCCACCGCAGCCCCAGCGGGGCCACCGAGGGCGCTGCCGATCAGTGGGGCCATACCGCCTACGGTGGTGGCTAGTTCTCGCCATTGCATGGTTCACCCGCCCCAGCGGGCAGGGCCGCTTGTGCGTGTGTCTACGTGGGTGAAGGTGTTGTAGCGACCCACGCTGGCCGTGGGGTGCTGGGTTTCCACATAGGTGGCTACCACGGCGGGGTCGATGCCTTGCACGCGGATATCGGCGGCGCGGCCAAACACATGCTGGCTGGCGGCAGCACCGCCTACCCGGCGGTTGTAGGCTGCACAACGGCACCCACTGTTGATGATGACAGGGGCATTGAAGTGAAGACGAATGTCTTGCAGTAGCGTTAGGGTTTCAAGGTCTACCGTATCGAACCCACACCCGCATTTGCAGGCGAATTCACGGCGTTTGAAATGGGTAGAGATGTCGTCACGGGGCATGGCGAGAGCCTCATTGCAGGTGAGCGAAGCACAGAGCAGTGAGGTTCAGGATAGGGCGGTAGGGTGAGGCGTCGGGATTAGCGGGAATTAAAGAAAAATGCCCACCGAGGGGTGGGCATCTTCAAAGGCGCTCTGGCGGTCAGGCCGCTCGGGCGCTCTAGGGGTATTCAACGCGATTGCGGGAAGTTTGGCAATGACCCAGAAAGCAAACAACCCGCCGTGGCGGGTTTGTTGATGTAGGCTAAATGCTTAAACTTCACACTGATGTCGTCCTAGGGTCTTGAATCCTTCTCCTCTTGAGGCGGCAGCAATGTCAATGATTCGGACCAGGCGACTTCCTTCACCTTCAGCGTGGCTTCTAACCACTTCACAGACATAGCTAGCAAAGCCATCTCGACTGTTACCGTTATCTAGCATACCGACGTAAATAGCGCCTGTTTCTGTGATCAAGAAGTCGTGCACCGACTCGCTTTCCATGACTTCGGCTTTAAGAGCTTCTTCATCAAGTGTGACGTTGCTAGTGGCTTGGCTTTCGCCACAACCTGCCATCAGTGCGGCGCTAATGATCGTGATGCCTGCAAGTGCTTTCATGGTGTTCCCCTCCCTTAAAACAGCCCCGGCTGAATGCGGTTGCGGTGCAGTGACCGCTGCTCGGCCAGGATCTTGTAGATCTGGATCACGTTCTTATCGTAGCGCCGTGCCAGCTCGGCGTGGTTGCTGCCGTTAAACTCGCACCATATTTGGTGGTCGCGCAGCGCTCGGTCGAGCTGATCCCCTTTGGCTAAATAGAATACCTGCCCGCCGTGGTAATACGCCAGAATTCTTAGGGTTGAAAACGCTAGGCGTTGGGCGATGCGTGGCTCCAGACCTATCTCGATGTACTCCGCTTCGATTACCTGCAGCATGTCCACTAGTGACTGAGGCCAGTGGCGGGCTAGCTCTGGGTCGGGCAGGCGCTCCAGGGCATCGGCGGGGATTTCATCGAACCCAAAATCGAGGTTGTCGTCATTTGAGGTCATTGGGGTACCGTCCTTGCCGTTTGGCGTCGATGATGAGCCCGGTCATCAGGCGGTGTAGCTGGTCATCGTCTAACCAGTCCACTCGCTCAACGTTGAACATCCGCTTGGCCATGCTGTCTGCGTAGGCCCATGGGCGCTCTGCGTGGGTGAGCATCGCTTCAATCTTGCTCATCACGTTCTGGCGTGAGCGCGGTGGGCGCGGCGCTTTCCGACCCGCTTTTTTGGCGGGCTTGGGTTCAAAACCGAGGCGGCGAAACTCGTGCATCACGCCGCCGACGGTGCGATTGGTGAGTTCTTTGGCACTGCTCACGCCTGCGGTGCGGGCGAGGATAGCGCGATAGTCTTCATCGGTCAGGCCCAGCTGGGCCTTGGCGATGTGAATTTGGGCCAGCTTGCCTTTGCTGATCATGATTGTGTTCCCCCTTGGCTGCTCATCAGTGCCGGGCCACCACGCCCAGCAGACGCCCCGCTATTGGCAGGGCGTTTCGCTTAGTGGATGGTTGTTTGGGTGGCTGCTTGGGCGTCTTGCAGCTCCAGCGCTTTGGCGATGGCCAGCATTCCCAGCAGGGCTAAATCGCCAGCCTTTTTCATTTGAGGTGATTCGGCTTTATCACCATTGAATCCGGCGTATACCGTGAAACCGCCAGCTTCATTGGGCTCAATCGTGATCATGGCCTTGGTGCTGGTTTTGGTTGGCTCGCTCATTGGGCACCTCGGCGGATTTTCTTGGCGTCGGCCAATGCGTTAACGGCGCGCACCACTGGTTCCGCGTGCATGGTCAGGCCGTCCAGGTCGTTGGCATCCAGCATGTCCAGCAGTTCTTCCAGTGCCTCTTGCAGCTCCTGCTCGTGGCGTAGGCGATTGCCGTCAAAGTCGACGGCGACGACTTGCCCGCCTTGGAACTCAGTGGCGGCGCTGTAGCTGGGCGTTGCGCCTTCGGGGAAGCGCACCACGATGGTGTGTTCGTTCATGCGGCACCTCGGTTGGCGCGGTGGGTGATGTGGTAGCGGTACTGGATGCCCGCCAGTGGATCTGCATCGCGCAGGTAGTCGCTGCGTACGTTGACCTTGGGGCCGTACACTTGGCGTGCGACGGTCAGCGCCGCTTCGCGATGCGTGGTGCCGGTGGCACGCTTGCCGCGCAGGGTGGCGACGTATCCGCCCATGGCGGCGCTGACGCGGATCGAGGACGCATTCAAGACGGTGCTCATTGGGTCACCTCATCGGTCATGTTCTCAGCAGCCCAGCGCCAGGCGCTGTGCTTCCATTGGCGCGGCATCGGGTTCTTCTTGAGCCACTGCTTGGCCTGCGCGGCACTGATACCGCGCTCTTGGAGTTGGTAGAAGTAGTCGCACTTGCTGGGCATGGTTAGGCTTCCTCTTCCGGTATATCTCTAGCTCTGAGCTGGCGGACAAGTTTGATTAGCTCGGGGTCTGCATTGTTTTCCTGCATCTCCCTCAGCAGCTCGGTTTTTGCCTTTGCAAACGAACGTGAGGCAAACTCCCAGCCGAGTGGCCACTCTTCATGCTCCACTGCGAAGCTATCTAACTGGGTGCTGAGCAGTTCTCCCCGACACGCTCCGGTGTCATCGAATCCGAAGACTTTCATCGCCTTCACACCCCCGCGATATCTAGGCTGATGGGCTTGTATTGGTCGGTGCTGCCGACGCGCTCATAGATGCGGATATAGCTCTTGGAGCCAGTTACCTGCACCGCGTCACTGATGGCGTCCATGGCTTTCAGCCAGCGTTTGTCCTGGATGTTTAGGCGGCGCAGCCCCAGCACTTGGCCGGTACGGATGTTGCCCGCTTGGTCGACGCGGAACGCGTCTTGCACGATGGTGGCCACCTCGGGGCGGGCGTCCGTCGTCCAGTCGCGCAGGCAGTCTTCAATCAAGCCCTTGGCAGCTTGTAAGCGCTCATCAAAGGTGATGGTCTCGGAGATGGCGCGCAGCACTTTGTAGCGGCCACAGAAGGAAACGAGCTGCACGTTGCCTTTCTTGCCGCCGATCTGAACGTCGTACTCCTGGGCGGAGGTCTCGATGAGCGCGGCGATCTCGCTAAACACATCGGCTTTGAAGTCGCGTAGCTGGTCGCGAAGCTCGGTGGCGCGGTCGACGATGGAAAGCACCAGTTCATCGCGGATCTGATCGATCTCTTTGATCTGGGCTTCGGGAATCAAGCGGCCCTTGGCATCCATGCGGAAGCCTTCGGGTACTTGCTGAATCTCTGTAGTGGCGGTGTTCATGGTTAGGCTCCTTTACGGGCAAAGTTGGCGCTGCGGTTACGGGGGTTGTGGCGGTGGTGGTGCATCGGCTCGACATAGGCACCGTTGCGTTGGCGTATGGCTTTGTTGTTGCCGATGCCCAGCAGGAACTCCTCCCACACGGCGTATTCACCGGGCAGCTCGAACGGCTTTTCTTTGGGGGCTTCAGGAGCCGCTGCTTGCTCGGCTAAGCCGGTGTCCCAGCGCTGCCAGATGCGCAGCACGGCCATTTGCTGCTTGGGCAGCAATGGCTCTGGCTCTAATGCCAAGCGCTCAAACTGCGCGGGGTTGATGAGGTACTGCGCGAGATCCACGCCGTGGCGGGCGATGCGCAGGGCGATGAAGCGGTCGGCGTAATGCTCGATGTGGGCATCGCTGTACGTTCTCATGGCTGTTCTCCCTGGCTGGCTGCCCCTTTGAGTAGGTCGCTCAGGCGTTTGGGGGCGTTGGCTTTTTCAGCGGCTTTGTCGTGTTGCGGCGGGCGCTGCTGGGTAACGTGCGCTTTGCGCTGGGCTAACCGTTCGTGTTCGGCAAGTACGTCATCGGTGGAGCGCTCTCGCAGGGTGGCAACAGCGGCACGGTTTGCAGGCTGTTTGGCACTGCTCTTTTGAAAACCGTTACGCGCCTGCTCTTCGCGCTGCTTTTCCACCTCACCGGCGTGGCGATCAGCGCAGCTGGCCACTACCTCATAGAGGTAGCCGTGGCCGGTGAGCGGCAGGTGGCTGGGCGGGCGCTCTAGCAACTGGTCAAGCGCCATCACCCAGACCTTAAGCGGTGCTTCACGGGTAATGCCTTTACGCTCGATCATGCCGCTGGTGATGACGTCCTTCAGCTCGCCCAGCAGGCGGGCGCTTTTGGCGCTGGCCAATGCCCGTGATTTGGGCCGGAACAGGCCGAGGTAGCGCACGATGCGGCTGCTCAGTAAGGCGGGCATTTCCAGCGCAGCGGCAAGCGCCTGGTTATGTTCGCCTTGGGTGACGAACGCGGCCATGTCACCGCTCATGCCGCATTCGGGGCAGGTGGCTTTGAGGGTCATTGGTCTTCTCCCTGCTGGCGGTCTGGGTTGTTCGGGCAGGTTTGGCAGCTGCGCCATAGGCGCATGGCCATGGGGTTGTGGGTGGGTGCTGGGCGCGAGCGGTACTCGCGGCACTGTTCCACGCTGATGGTGCGTTGCTGTGCGGGGCAGTTCAGGCCATCCAGCGCTTCCAACACCTTCTTTTCGATGCTGCTGGTGGAAGGGCTGGGGTAGCGGTTGGCCAGTGCCAAAGAGACCGCGCTGCGCGAGACGCCGATGCGATCACCGGCCATCTTGCGATTGGTGGCGCGCACTTCGTTGGCGAGCAGGGTGATCCAGCGGGGCGGCTCTTCGCCCCAGTTGGAGATATCTACGGCGCGGGTGCGGCGAATGGCGTTCATGGCTCGCCCCCTTCGGTTTTGATGACCCGGCGGTACACCACGGCCCCGGTGTTGGGGTCGTAGAGTTCTTTGGTGCGCCGAATCATGGGGGCCATGGGGCCGGTCCAGTGGCTGGGCACCAGGCGGTAGCGCCCTGGCACGCCAGGGGAGGGTTCCACCACGGTTTGCAGGTATCCAGCCCGAGAGAGCATCTTGATGTACTCATCAGCGGTGGCTTTGGCGACCGGAACTTGAGGCGTGCTGGCGGCATCGGCTAGCTCTTGGCCGGTAAACGCACCAATGATTTTGAGCGTGCGCCAGAGCTGTTCGCGCCCTGGGGGCGGTGGCAGCGTGCCATCCCGGCGCACGCGGGGGGCTTCCACACCGACATCGCGCTGCAGGAAGTAGATGGCCGTGGTGGCGGGTGGTGCGTCGGGGTTGCGGCGCACCAGGAAGCCGCCTGCCATCAACGCCCGGAGATAGTCGCTAATGCGGCTCTCGCTGAGTTCCGGGTGACGTTTGAGGGCAATACGGATGCCCTGCATGGTGATGATGCCATCGTCTAAATGCTGGTGACGAATGGCGTCCCAGATAAGCTGGCGAGGGGTGACATCTCCCGCCAGTGCGGATAGCGTTTTACGCTTTGCGACGTTCTTGGACGACATGCTCAGCCCCTCCGCGCCGGTGGTTGGCCGGTGTGGATGTCTTGCTCGCTCCACTCGCGTAGGCCTACCGTTTTCCAGCCCTGGGCGGTGGCTTCGGAGTGGATCTGGTAGAGGTTCACCGCCACACGGCGCAGGCAGCCTTTAACACGGTGGTTGATGGCGTCCAGCAGGTCGTCTTCGATGATGATGTCGGGGTAGCTTTTGGCGGCCAGGGCACACACGTCGTCCAGGCTGGCGGCTTGTGCGGGAACCCATTCCAGGACGCGGTTATGCAGGCGCTCCAGCCGAGCCATCGAGGCAGGCACGCGCTCTTCACCGATCAGAATCAGGGTGCCTTGGCTGGCGTTGTAGATGTCCGTTAATACGTTGGCGGCGGCTTTGTCGATGACGTACTGAACGTCATCGATGATCAGCGGGCGGCCAGAGCGGGAGAGCTGCTCGGCGATCTGGTCGACCATCTCGCTGAGCGTCTTCATGGGGATGATGCCCATCTCGCGCAGGATGGCGACCACGAACGCTTTCTTCGTCCAGCTTTCGCGGCACTCGACGTAGTAGGCGCGGTGCAGGTTGGCGGCATAGGCGGCTGCCAGGCTTTTGCCGTAGCCGCTGGGACCGTACATGACCACTAAGCCGGGTAGTTCTGGTGGGCGGTTGGCGGCGCTTTCGACAGCGGCGGCCAGTAGGCCAACGTTGGTGAGTGGTACAATGGTGTTGACGCTCATATCAGTTCCTTAATTGCTGCGGGTGTCATGGGCCGTGGTTCAGACGGCCCGTCGGGTGCGGGTGGGTTGCCGCCCACCTGCATCCATTTCGGTATCCATCACTTTGGCGATGGCTTTTAAATCACTGTGGTGCTGGTAACGCTCGTGCCATTCGCGGGCGGCGTCGGGTACTTCTTCTCCTTGCTGTAGTTGTCCATCCAGCTTCTTCCAGAGCCGATAGCGCTCCATCTTGTTGTGGGGTATCTGAAAGCGTGTGCCTTGATCGGCCAGTTGCTTGGCGTAGGCGCGGCCTTGAGCGGCCTGCTTTTCGTCTGATTGGCGGGCGGCGGGGGTAATCGTTCTGATTTCTACATCGCTGCCGGTGACCACCTTGGCTTTTTGCACCAAACGGTTGAGTTGGCCTTTTTCGCGTTTTTCGGCGGCACGTTCGATCATGCTGGCGGGCATCGCGGGGGTGGCGTTGCCATCCAGCTGGGCATCGCCGAGGTATTCACCGTCCAGGGTGAAGATGCCGACGCAGCCGGTGTCGCGGTAATCCCAGGCCACGCGGATCTCTTCGCTGTGGAAGTCGCGCAGGGCATCCATGAAGTAGACGCCGCCGTTGATACGCACTTCGCCACGGTTGGTTTTGCGCACTTCTTGCGGGCGCATAAGCGAGGCGACCACATCACTGGGTGCGGTGAGCGCTTCGAAGCCTTCGGCCTCGGCACTTTTCCAGGCTTCCATGGGGCTTTGGTGGCGTAGCTTGCCGCTGTCTAAGTCGCGCACTTTGGGCAGCCCTTTGTGGGGCCGGTGGTTATAAACATCCAGGGCGTCGTTCAAGTGCTCGAAGAACTCTTGAAACGTGGGAATAAAGGCGGGCTTTAACCCTTGTTTAATATCGCGGCGGCTTAACTTGTGCGCTTTAGTGGCGGCTTCTTTATCCATATCTGCGCCAATAAAGCTGGGCATCTCTTTAGCCAGTTTCACCAGGATGGTTTGGTGGGCGCGCTCAATGACGCCGCGTGCCTGGGAGTTGTAGGGCAGTGAGTGGGTAATGCTGCCCCCCAGGCGGTCGACCACTTCGTAAACAGTGGCGTTGTCAAAGCCTGAACCGTTATCGACATAGAACAGGTTGAACATGCCTACGCGGCTGACGGCATCGCGCAGTGCATCCAGCGTGGCCACGGTGGATTCGGCAAGGTTGAGGGCAAAGCCGACGATGCGGCGGGTGCCCCAATCGATGATCAGTGTGATCTCGGGCCGGAAGGCTTGTCCGGTGAGTGGGTTGATCACTTCGGCATCGAAGGTGTGGCCATCTGCTACCCACACATCGTTGGGCAGTAGCGCGTCGCTGGTGCGGCGCTTGAAGGGTTGGAGGGCTTTCAGCTCATGAGCACCCATGCGGCCACGCTCACGCGCTTCCGGGCTTAGCTTGGCAAGCCAGCGGCGCACCTGGTGAATGCTCGGGTGCGGCGGCTCGGTCTGTTCGACCAGCAGCTGGTAGGCCGCTTCTACGCTGGGCTTTTGCGGCTTCTGGTAGCGCTTGAGAAAGTCACCAGCCCACGGCGGCATGCTCATGTCGGCCTTGCGGCGTTTGGGGGCGAGGCCGCGTTCACCGTGCTTGCGGAAGTCAGCGATCCAGCGTTTGAGGGTGCGCTCGCTAAGGGTGCGAGTTTCCGTTTTACGGTCGTTGGCCAGCACTACCCGCTGTTTGAGGTAAGGCGTTAGATCGTCGGCTTGGGCGTGAGCGACTAACGTTTCGATTGCGCGCTGCTGGCTGACCATCTTGCTCATGCGTTCTATCTCGCGGACGAATGCAACGCGGGCACCCATCACTTGGCGTTGGGCATCGGTGAGTTGCTGCTGGCCTGGGCGCTGCTCTTCTTGCGGCGGTACCACCGTACTGGCAGGCGCAGGGGCGGCTTGGTCAGCCTGTGCCAGCAGCAGGGCGTTCTGGGTTTCTTTGGGTAGTACGGCGAAGGCGTATTCCACGGCCTTGCTGCCGATACGACGTTGGCCTTCCCAGCCTTCGCGATCGGCTGCTTTTTTAACCCCCCTTTCTGTGCTGGGCATGCCTGGTAGCCCAGCCAACTCTTTGGCGGAGTACCAGTTCATACACGCCCCCGTTTGAATAGGCGGGCGTTGCACTCTGCGGTAGATTGGGAGGTGCAACCCAAACCCAACCCACCCTTAGAGGAACGCCCAATGACTAAGCAGCCGTCGAGCTTCGACGAGTTTTTGAAAGATGTGCCAGAACCGATCCGCGCCTCATTAGAGCAGCTGCGCGAGATCACCAACGCGCAAACTGATTTCATTGCTTTTCTCCTACTGGAGCTTGAAGAACAGAATGTTTTGGATGAGAAAAGCCGGAACGGCATGATTTGTCGTTGGTATGAGCTTTATCGGGATCGCCCTGGATTCGACGAGCACGTTCCATTAGCCGATTCAATTGCTGATACCGTCGACGCTCAGCGGCACGATCTATCTGAGATACGCTGAGCACTGACGGTTCTTCCTCTGTCAGTTGTCTTGCTGGCACAGACGCCATCTCACGCACAACGCGATCCCAGCGGCGCATCATGGCGTCCAGGTCGCTTTCGCTAAGCTCTACTTCGTTACCATCTTCATAGCGGAGGATGTGGCGAGCGGGCTTGTCGCTGTGCCACCACGCGGTGGGGTTATCGTGTTGGCTCATTGCTCTTCTCCCATTAGCTTCTTCAGGCGACGTAGATCCGCGTTCACGCGCTCTTGCACACGCGAGAGCTTCCCGTACTCGGCTGCCAAAGCCTCACGCCCATACGCCACCCGGCCACCGCGCAGATGCACGAGCCAATCGGTAAAGGCGTGGCTTTGGCACACTTCTTCCAAAAGCGGTATGCGGTAGAAAGGGATGTTGTGATCGGTGCGTGCGGGGGAACTCCAGGCATCCAGCATGTGCTTGGAAACGTCGTCACCGGAGTAGCGGCTCATCTGCGCGGCCACTTCATAGCGGTCAACGGGGCACTCTTTCAGCACCACGCCCACCAGTTCACTCACTTGGGCGGCATAGTTGCCGCTGCCAGGGGTAGGCGTAACGGGGACAGGTACCTCAAAGATGTCTAGCGTTTGGGTGTCTTTGACGCGCTTCATGGTTAAGCCCCCGCCGCCATTTGACGATGCGCCGAAACGTTAGAACCGCTATCCTTGTCGCATAAACGGTTCTGCGCTTTTGCAGTTGTGAGTTTTTCTGCGCGGTTGGGTCTTTCGCGGCACGGTGTGCCGTCGTGGTTCCAGCGCTCTGGCCAGATAGTGGCGGGCTGCAGGCCTAGCGAAGCAGCAATTGCGCGCTCCATACGTGGGTAGGGCGTGCGCTTCACAGCAGCAAGCGTACCAAGCTCGACGTCTAGGCGGCGCGCCAATTCAGCCAACGTTAAGCCGCGTGTGCGGATCTGATACTTGATCCACTCCCATCGCGCCGTTGGGTTGGTAGGTATATCCAGTTTCATAGCGTCACTCCGTGGCGTTTTTTCTGGCTGTCTAACCCTCACTTGTGAGTAAACATATCTCAGGATTGATAGTCATGCAAACCATAAATGAGAGTTCTGTTTCTTTTTTGATGGCCGGAGCGTCTCAAATTAGTGATAAACCACTAAAATCATCAACTTAGAGAGAATCAGAACTGATGGAAGATAATTCAGGCTCAGTTCCGATTCCCACCTCCGAGATCGGAACTCGCATAGCTGAGATGGCAGATAGGATGGGCAGCCGCAAACTAGCTGCAAAAGCAGCCGGTGTGTCCTCCGCTACTTTCTACCGATGGATAAATGGAGAGTCTCCACCAGTCTTTTCTGGGGTTGCGAAGCTTGCCGAAGCTGTGGGTGTCTCGCTCGACTGGGTAGCCAGCGGCGTCGGGGCTATGAAGCCCGAGGAAAGTAAGGCACCGCTTGCTACGCAAGTGCCGGGTATGGAGGACTACGCCTTTGTGCCGCTATATGACGCACAGTGCAGCGCTGGGGCGGGTGCCTGGAACGAGAACTGCCGCGTTCTGACACACATTTCCTTCACCCGTTATTCATTGCGAAAACAAGGGCTTACGCCAGAGCATCTGTCCGCCATCCGCATTGATGGGGACTCGATGGAACCGGTGCTGAACAGCGGCGACACGGTGTTGATCGATCACACCAGGACGACGATTGAGGGGGAGGGTATTTATATTCTTCGGCTGGATGGACATCTGTACGCCAAGCGGTTGCAGCGCCAGTTCAATGGCGTTTCTATCATCAGCGCGAACAAGGAATATGACAAAGTGCTGGTGCCCCAGGATCAACTGCACGAGCTAGACATCATCGGCCGGGCTGTTTGGTCTGCAGGGTGGTTGTGA